TGTAGAGAAATCCTTATCTATTACTTTATACGATTGTTTTGACTTATTTGTCAAAGAGGAACTGATGCACGGAGACAACCAATGGTTCAATGATAAAACTGGAAAAAAGGAAGACGTGCTAAGACGCAACTATTTTTGGAATTTTCCAAAAATTTTGGTGATTACGTTGAAACGTTTTTCTTCGTTAAATACACGATTAAACCATTTGATTGAATGTCCTTTAACTGGTCTTGATTTATCTAAGTATGCCGAAGGTTATGATTCATCAAAATATATTTACGAACTTTATGGAGTTTCGAATCATATGGGTGGGCCGATGGGTGGGCATTATACTTCATATATAAAAACCGCACAAGGTTGGGTTCATTACAATGATGACCAATTGAACAAAATGAGTGCAGATGCAGTGATAACACCCATGGCTTACTGTCTTTTCTACAAACTAAGTTAAGGGAACTCGTCGTTCCCTAAAGGCGTAGCCTCACGGCTATTTAATCCCATACTTATAATCATATTCTATAATATATTATAGAATGTCATCAAATACAGGGAATAATACAGTTGCAGATAATTCAGAAAATACAGTTGCAGAAAACAAAGTTGCAGATAACAAAGTTGCAGAAAACAAAGTTGCCGATAACAAAGTTGCAGAGAATACATCCATGTTCAATAAAGACAATTATCTTGACAAAAACACATTATTGTTGACAGGCAGTTTTTTAGCAATATATTTTATTATTTACGCAATTTTAGGTATATTTTACGACAGTTCCGACCCATCTCATCATTCAAGCAAAGCCACTTTTACTGATATTATTATACTCGTTATTATTGGTATAGTTGGCTGGGTTCACTACAATTCTTTAACGCCATCTGAACAAGACAGTTATTGGCCGGATTTATTGAATTCGGTGAAAGGCTATTTGAATAATGCATATTCCATTTTAGAAGTAGGATTGTTTATCATATTTTTCTACATTGGAATCTATTTTTTTGGAATTCCGATGAACCCGACTGATAAACCATTGACCGTTTCTTTCTTAGAATCTAAAGCATTTATTCTATTGTTCATCCTTTTATTTGTGCAATTTTTCAAATACGTTTTGAAGATTGATGTGATTGGCGTTATTTTTGGCGACATTGTGGTTCCCGATTTGAAACCTTCTACTTCTTCAACAAAGGTTTCTACAGTTGCTGCAGTAAAAGACGAGGTTTACAATATTTCAAACAATCTTTACACCTATGAAGACGCCAAGGCCGTGTGCAAGGCAATGGGGTCCAGATTAGCAACGTATGATGAGGTTGAGGAGGCTTACAACAATGGTGCGGAATGGTCAACTTACGGTTGGAGCGAGGACCAGCATGCGTATTTCCCCACACAGAAGGAGACCTGGGCTAAGTTGCAAAAGGTGAAGGGGCATGAACATGATTTAGGGCGACCTGGCGTCAATGGTGGCTACTTTTCCAATCCAAATGTTCGATTTGGTGTCAATTGTTATGGCGTAAAACCGCCAATGACAGATGCAGAGAAAGCGCTCATGGATTCAAGAAAAGACCAAGTTTATCCAAAATCTAAGGAAGACCAAGCACTTGATGCCAAAGTAGAATTCTGGAAAGCCAATCGAGATAAGATGTTGGTTCTTAATGGATACAATACCAAAGCATGGTCTAGGTATTAAGGGAACCTACGGTTTCAGCTTCGCTTACGCCTTATGAACCCTCCCTTATAGTAGGGAAACCGTTGGTTATTCAGCCCTTTGGGCTTAATAAACAATTTTTATTTTTAAAGGAGGGGTATAAGAGAAGCTTTGCTTTTCTGATATTTTACAATTATAAAGGGAGGGGGTTTGGGGGAACCGTAGGTTCTCCCTATTTTTTTCCCTCTCTATATTAAATAATGTTTTCTGGACAATCTATTGAATCTGCCTATCCCATAATTAAGGAAACTATTCCCCAATCAAGTTTAGGATATTATGCAAACAATCGCTATCCCGGTTTCCCCCCTTTGATGAACGACGGTCGCTCAGTTATTGCCAGCAACCGCTCCGAAACTTTGTTGCACAACTCCATTGTCAAAGAAAGCGGTGAAGTGAACAATGCCAAGTATCGCCAGTATATGATTACCAATGCCAAAACAATTATGGAAAACGATTTCCGAAATGCCAGCAATGATGTAGGATACTATGAGCGTTTTATTGACCAGATTTCCGCGGGTGCTACTGGTTCTCCTTATTTATATAAATCGCCCATTGATGATAAGAAGCCGCTTGGATATTCTGAGTCCGATTTGAAGAACATTTATTTGACGAGAGAACAGTTGGAGGCGCGTCGGGTTGCACCCCATTTTGGGAGAACAGGGGGAACTACGTTCCCCCAAACCCCCTAGGGAGAACCAAGGGTATTCAGAGAAGCGAAGCTTCTCTTACGCCCCCAAACCCCCTCCTTCAGGGAGAAAGAGAGAAGCGAAACATAGTTATACCGTTAATTAGTATTTGTATTTAGTGAATAAAAATACTATTTTATATATTAAAGTAAAGGAGGGGGTTTAAGCCGTCAGGCTTCGCCTTTGGGGGAACCTTGGTTCTCCCTGAAGGAGGGGGTTTGGGGCGTAAGAGAAGCTTCGCTTCTCTGAATACCATCGGTTCTCCCAATAATGCTATAATTCATCACATATGCAGCCACAAACGAGACAATGGTTGAAACGTGGTAGTTCTCATGGAATCCAAAGACATCTGGGTCAAAAAATGTGAACTCCTTCACAAATCCAAGAACGCCCAGCATTTGTGAAATAGCCGATGTCCAAAAAGCACCCCATTCAAGTTCCGTCATGTGCAAATAATAATTATACAATATGGGAACCTGAGAGAAAGGCACCGCCATCATTCGAAACAGGGATGGAGGATTATTCCAGGTGCCATAGACATTCCACAATGCCAAACCAGTAATGATTGCACAAAAGGGGTATCCAATATGCGACGGCAACAATAGGAGCAAAGTCGGGTAGAAAATGCTCATTGTGAATATGATGAGAGAAACGTGGTCAAGTTTATTTATCAGGATTTCTTGGGGCACTGTCCAGCAAACCGTGTGGTAAAGTGCAGATACCAAGACGGTTATAAAACCGGTGAAAACACAGAACATTGCTAAATAAAAATTGTCTGTTCCGGCAGTGAGTTCATAGAATTTCCAAAATATGTATGGAAACATGAAAATAGCAAGGACATGGAGCCATCCACGCCATTTGGGTTTGTGTGCGCCCTCGCAATAGAGAAGGCAATTATTAAACATCCGGCCGTCGCTGCACTCTTTGTCATATTCCACATTTTTTGAAATGTATGTTGGTTCTATTGAACGGAAAAAATCCAGCATTTGTAAAATAACAATATAATAATTTATATAATAATTTACTATATGTTACCCACTCCCACAAAAACCGAAGTAAAAAATCTATGGAACCAATTTCAGTCGGATCTTCCTAAAAAAACCATAAAATCTAGAATCTTATTTGTCCCGCATGCCAGTCCAATATATAGTGGTCACGCTGCTTTAGAAAGTTTTTCTTGTTGCATTGATAATCCAAATAAAATATGGTTATTTGGTGTAAAGCATCATCCTGGGACAAATACAGACCACAGCATCAACATAAATGTTGCAATTCTTCGTTATAAGTATCCAAATGTTCAGATTGAGTCGTGGTTTTCCATTGATAAAGACATTATAAGATTTTTACAAGAAAATTTAAAAAATGTTGTCATATTTACTAGTGACATGTCGCATGAATACAATGTGAGCAGTCAAACCATTTTGGATAAAGAGGCGGCACTAATTTCTTCAATTCTGGAGAGAAAGTATGTTCCGGATACCACAATTTCAATGTGTGGTCCCGCAAATTTGAATGCTTTTTGCAAAACAATTTTAGCAATGGGCGAATATCCAATTATAAGATGTTACGATGATTCGCAAAAAAGACGCAACATGTGGTCAACAAAAGAATATAAAAAAATTGTTTCTTATTTGTCAATGATTTCTACGCCCAATAAAATATTGGCAGATGGAGAGAATGAAAATTGGCGACTTGTTTTTTGCAAGGCTTTTGTTCTCTCATCCATAATGGATTTGCGCGTAAAAATGCCGGTTCTGTTGGAACCGCGGTGTAGAAACGGGTTATTTATTACTATTAAGGACAGTGTCGGTGTTAGAGCCTGCATTGGCCGATTTTACACCCCCAAAAAATCTCTTTTTGCAAATGTTATTGAGATTATTCCAAATTTGGTTAAAGATGCAGAGACACGATGGAACAATCCATTCCAGAAAAATGATTCTTTGCAATGTAGTTTCACAATTATGGATAATAAATCCGTGAAAGTGCAAAAGCCTACTAATAAAAACAACTTATATACCATTGAATGCAATGGTAAAAAAGGAACATTTATTCCAGACGTCTGGAGAGAACATCCAGAATGGACTCAAAAACAGTATATCAATGAATTGCTTGAAAAAGCAGGGTGTAAAATGAATGATTTGTATGATTTGTATTCTGTTAAGACCGTCAATATATAGAAAATTAGATGCTCGGCGGGTCCGCTTCTTTATTCAACGTATAAATGGTCTCAATCTCATACTTGAACAGTGGCCGATTAAAATAAACAATATTGCACATTCCGCCTGTCAATCCATTGGCCTGCCCCACAACAATGGCATCGCCAATCGTTAGGTTTTCATTAACTTCATCTCTCTCTACAGACCCCTTCAATTCCCCATTAATAAAAACATCCGCGTTGGATTTGGCATAATTGAAAACAACGTGGTTCCACTTCTGCAAAGGCATTTCAAACTCTTCAAACTTGCTTTGGTTTAAAAACACTTTGAATTTCCCTTTTTCACCGTTGTAAATTAGGCGTGGATGGTAATTGGTGAATTCAAAAATGGTGACGTCGCCGCTATGCGACGAATGCATTGGAGTAATATAGACCCATGCAGAGATGGCAAATTTGCTATTTACAATAGATTTGTCACCCAGAACGCCATTTTGCAAATCCACATAACTAGATAATCTAGATTCTTTACTAATTGTTAATGGCTCTGCTAAAACTACCTTTCCATCTTTGTTTGAAAGTGATTTTGAAAATGTTTTTGTTATTTTTGGAGCATAGATGTAGAGAAGACCCAGGATAAGTTCGATGATTAATAATATATAAACCGCTTTTGGTGCCTGTTTCAAATCGGCTTTGACGTATTCCAGTAAATCCAGAAGCATGCAGGGAATGTAAAAAATCAGGTTGACAATAAACCCGGACCATCCCTGCATTTTATACAGGTAATTGTATCCAATTTTGTAAATGATTGCCAGTGCCACAATTATCATAAGGAGTATGACCAACTGGATAAATCCAGTTGCTAAATAAACCATTTGTGTAGAGATGTTTATACTGTTTAAAAAATACACGACCAATAAGAAGATGATAAGTCCAAAACCATATTTGATATAATCGCTAGTTTTAAATTCTGATTTTTCTGATGACCCAGTATTATTTAATGCATATATCACACCAATAACAATTGGAACAACTGCAACAGTTGTATACAAGTATATTTTAGTGAATAGTTTCTCTGGGTCTTTTGTCATGTAGTAGGCAATTACAATCAGATAAATGGCGACAATAAGTATGATTGCATTTGATTTTATGCATTCTATAATATTGAATGTATTATCCATGATATATATTATGGATAATTAAAGATTTTCCATTGTGGTTTTACGGCCGTGACATTCTCTGCATAAAGCTACTAAATTGTCCACGTGGTTGCTTCCGCCGTATTCCAGCCTGATTTTGTGGTCAACCTCAAACCATGCAGACAATTGTTCGCCACAGTCTTCGCATTTCCAGTTCTGTCTGCTTGCCACAAATTTCTTCTTTGTTTCGCTGACGGAGCGTTTGGTTTTTGTTACACCGTCGGCTTTTCCCGAGTTCATAATCCGTGTTTCTTGACCCATTGGTAAAATTGGCATGAGGCCGCCCGCGTTGTCATTATACATATTCTGCTTCTTGGTGAAATCCAGGATGGGATTCAAGACACTCATGGTTTCTTTGTCTACAGGCAAATATTTTAAGTATTCGTTGGACCCGCGGATAATATCGCCGGCTTTGGATGGGAATTTTTTGAACAAGACGTAAATCATTAAGCCACCTAAAGCAATCCCGGCCATTTTATAATATTTTTGGTTGGTTTGCAATAGCTTCCAGTATTTGCCGTCCGTGTATACATTTGCAATTAAAAATGCGGTTATTCCAAAAATGACGAGCTCTATGCGCATTTATATATATTTAGAGCTATATTTCAGGAACGTCTTTCAATACAGTAAATCCATTTCTTTCAACTATTTCTTCAATATCATTTGGTACACCAATAATTGGAGAAGACATATCTGCAAGTAATACAATTCGATTTTTATCAGTAATATTTTTTTCTTTTGCATATTCCATTAAATCAATTATTGATGATTTTACACAATGAGTCTTTGCTTGACCACATACATATATTTTGTTATTAGTTCCAAGTAATTGGTCCATAAGGGTTGTATTACGAGTTGTATCTGGATTATAAGAAGTTGCTGCTTGTTCATATGTAGGCGCACCCGTATTTATATATTTTTTATCTAGATATGAACCTGTATATAAATAAGGATTAATAGTTTCAATACTTACTGGTTTTTCTGCAGAAAAAATACTGTACATTTCAGCTAAGTTATTTTGTCCTTTAATATGATAAAACACTTTTGAGTTAAATCTACCATCTTTAGCTGCATGTAAATCTGCAAATTCATTTAATTTAAATTCTAACTCCTGAGCAACGTTATGACCTGGTGTTCCCTCAATACAATGAGTTATCCATATCCAAGCCACTTGTTTATGTTTGTTTTCTGGATTAGTAAACTCTATTATATTGCCATTATTATCTACTGTTCTATCAAAAAAATGTAAATAATCATTAACATACGTACATAAAGCTGGATAAGAATCAGCATCGTATTTTTTTGGACAAAATGTCCGTTTTGTTGGGGGGTTTGTTTTTATGTCAAGACCAGTTATTTTGTTGTTATTATCAATTGATAACATTGATAATCCGTGTTCATCAGTTGCATCTATCCAGTTTGTCTCGTCAGTGTCATCTTTTGTTTCATCTATTTTAACTTGCCAGAATTTAGGGTGGCCAATGTGGCGATCTGTGTGGGTATCTAATGACACATGTATTTCGTGAATATTATTATTATTTTTATTAATAAACTCAATAATTTTTTCATAATCGGCCGATGCACCAGATACAGCTAATGAACCTGCTGCTTCACGAATGTGGGATTTTGCATCACTGAAGTCATTTTGTGGATCAATAATTAACAATATATTTTTTTGGGGAATACCTGTCTCAGTTAGTTCTCCTCCTTTAAAGATGCTGCGAAGCAAGAACTTGGAACTTCTTCGTTTTCCTTGTCTGCTCTTTCTTTGTTGACGCTTGGTTCGTCGTCGGTTAATCTTTTTACTAAATCGCGCCATTATAATATTTGGTGAGAAAATTTACTCAACCCAATAATAATAAATCAACGCCAGACACCCCAAAATAAATGCCACGTGCAAATAGTATCGGCGTATCTTCAGTTCCTGATGCAAATAAACCGGCTTTGGCATATAATTATCAAAATAATGCTGCATCGCTTCATCCAACGATACCGACGGTTTTCCCAACAAATCGTTGTATTTATTCTGGATGAAATTGACCCAGCGAATCAGCGAATCTTTGCTCCCCAAATACGGCGTCAATGGATATTTGTCCAACATTGTGCTAAATCGTCCCGACATCTCTCCATCCGGAATGAAAACCGGCAAATTCATATAGAAATCATAATACTTGCGCTTTGTCACATCATTCGGAAAATCGGGATACGTTAGCGCAACCGTCATCATGAAAAACCAATAGTGCGGACCCCACGTTTTTGCATCCAGCTGGGTTGTCATATGTAAAAGTATATAGAAACATGGATACTATATTCAAGTAGGAATGAACGTTTATTGCAACAATTGCGGAAAAAAAGGTCACGTGTTTTACAATTGCTGTCTCCCCATCACAAGTAATGGAGTCATTGCCTTTCGAAAAAATTTGGAAACCAATTTGACCGAGTATTTGATGATACGGCGAAAACATACGCTGGGACTCATCGATTTCATACGAGGCAAATATTCAGTTTATAACCAGTATTATATTAACAATATGATTTGCCAAATGACCAATGAAGAGAAGGAAATGCTGAAAACCAAGGAATTTGAAGAAATCTGGTTTGCAGTTTGGGGGAAAACAGCCAACTTCTCTCATTACAAGAATGAAGAAACAGTGTCCAAAGAGAAATTTTACCAAATGAGACACGGAATCAATGGGCTATACACTTTGTCAGATTTAGTGGATGCATCGCCTACAAAATGGGAGGAACCAGAATGGGGGTTTCCCAAAGGTCGGCGAAATTACAATGAAACCGATTTGGATTGTTCAGTTCGCGAATTCAATGAAGAGACCGGATATAATTTGAACAAAACAAATGTTATTCATAATATTTCGCCTTTTGAAGAGATTTTTTGCGGGTCCAATTACAAGTCATATAAACACAAATATTTTTTGACGCAAATGGATTTTGAAAAAAGTGAACCGGCAATCCAGGAATCAAATGAAATAAGCAAAATTCAATGGAAATCATATGCAGACTGCATTTCATCAATACGGTCTTACAATTTAGAGAAAAAACGATTGCTGTCAAATATAGATATATTGTTAAAAAAGGCAATTATTCGTTAAAAATATGTGTTAATATTATAATACATATTTATGGATAAACAAAAAAGAGCAAAATGTCCAAATGGAACGCGTAAATTTAAACCACTTGGAGATGGTTGTTATACAGATGAACAAATTGAAAATCATAAAAAAACAAAAAAACGTAAGGAAGAACCATCGGTTCTTAAAATTCCTGTTTCATCCCAAAATAATACTAAAAAGAAAAAACACGAAGAAGTGCAAAACGAAGTAGAAGTGGCAGTTGAAAACGAAGTGCAAAACGAAGAAGAAGTGCAAAACGAAGTGCAAAATGAAGTGCAAAACGAAGTGCAAAATGAAGTGCAAAACGAAGAAGAAGTGCAAAACGAAGTAGAAGACGAAGAAACCGATGATGATGATTTTTACGAAGAAGAAGACAGAAATCTAAAAGAAAAAGAAGAAAAAGAATACAACGACAATTTGAAAAACGTTGATGAAACCGAATTTTTGCATCCCCATTTAGGAAATCCATATTTCAGTAAACAGATTTCTCTAAGGAAAGAGTTTGAAAAACTAAAATACAATGGTGAAATCAAAGATGTCAAAGAATTATCCAATATTATTTGTGCAAATCCAGATTTCGAATTGTTGCCACACCAGCTTTTTGTAAAGGGGTTCATGTCAAATACCACCCCCTATAAAAGCATTTTGTTATATCACGGTCTTGGTTCCGGCAAAACTTGTTCGGCTATGGGTATCTCCGAAGAAATAAGGAAAACCGCCAAACAAACTGGAATCCAGCCCCGCATTTTTGTCATTGCATCTCCCAATGTAAAGGAAAATTTCAAACTCCAACTGTTTGACAAATCTAAACTTGTAAAAACGGACGGCATCTGGTCTCTCAATACATGTGTCGGCAAAAGTATTTTGACTGAAATTAATCCAACCAATGCAGAGATATCCGAAGACGTAATCATTTCGCATGCAAATTCAATTCTGAAAAATGACTATAAATTCAAGGGATACGATTCATTTGCCAATTATATTGAAGAAAAAATCAAAATCGGAGAAGGCGAATGTTCTCTCGCGCAACAAGAACTTGTAAAAAAACATTTTGACAACAGTTTGATTATTATTGATGAAGTTCACAACTGCACCAAAGAGGGCAAAACATTATCAAATCCATTGAAAAAACTGGTGAAGTATGCGGACAATCTGCGTCTGATTCTTCTCTCTGCGACCCCCATGTATAATTCCCCCAAAGAAATCATCTGGATTACCAATCTAATGAATTTGAATGACCGGCGACCCACCATCAAATACAGCGACGTTTTTGATGAAGATGGAAAATTAATTGGTGAAGATTTATTACGGCGCAAGTTGACCGGATATGTTTCCTATGTGCGTGGAGAGAACCCATACACATTTCCATTCCGCGTTTACCCATCACCATCAAAACAAAAATTCACGGCGATTAATTCGGATGTTCCATTGCAGTTAGATGTTCCATTGCAGTTAGATGTTCCATTGCAGGGTAAGATATATTTGACGGAAATCGGAGAGATGCAGAAAAAAGTGTATGATTTAGTTATTCGCAAATCATTGAACCAGGGTGACGGATTATTTGTTGTAAATAATGAATCCGATTTAGAAAATATGGAAAAATATGGATACAGCAAACTGCAAGCACCGTTGCAGTCTCTCATTGTTACATTTTGGCACGAAGATTTTGACAGGATTGTCAATGATGAAGAAGATGATGACGTAAAATATAAAGAATTATATGGACAAACGGGTCTGGACCATATGATGAAGTATGTCAAAGACAATACGAAAAACTTGAAATACAATTATGAATATAAAGAGGGAGTTCCTCACATTTTTTCACAGGATTTGTTGCCCCGATATAGTGCCAAAATAACCAAAGTGTGCGATTGCATTCGCGCGTCAGCGAATCGAATCGTAGAGATAGACAAAGTAAATAAAACAATTCACGGCGGCATTATCATTGTGTATACCCAATACATTTATGGTGGAATTGTCCCGATGGCGCTTGCATTAGAAGAAATGGGATTTTTGCGATATGGTGGTGAACACGATTCTCTCTTCAAGAAAGGAATTGTTGAAAAACGCATCGATGCAAATACAATGGAAGAATATAATAAAAATGAATTACCAGGTTCGTTTAAACAAGCCCGGTATATGATAATATCCGGTGACAAGTATTTCTCTCAGAACAATGCGGAAGATATCAAAGTTGTAACTAACAAAGACAACAAATATGGCGAACAGGTGCGCGTCATTCTCATTTCGCGCGCGGCATCTGAAGGTCTTGATTTTAAAAATGTTCGGCAAGTGCACGTGCTGGACCCCTGGTATAATATGAACCGCAATGAGCAAATTATTGGGCGTGGTGTAAGAAATCGCAGTCATTGTAGTCTTGAATTTGAAGAGAGAAATGTGGAAATTTACATGCACGCAACCACCAATGGTATAAAAGAGACCGCGGACACCTATGTTTACAGATATGCGGAAGAGAAGGCCAAAAAGATTGGAAAAGTAACCCGACTTTTAAAAGAGATTTCGGTGGATTGTGTATTGAACCATTCGCAGAGTGATTTAACAGACAAGAATTTAGAAACTATTGCCAAAAATAAAAATATCAAAATTGTCCCGTCAACCAAAGACAGTTTAGTCCGATACAAAATTGGCGACAAACCATTTTCGGAAATATGCGATTATATGGATAATTGCGAATACAAATGTTATCCAGAAGATGCCGATGAAAAATTTAAGGAAGAACATAACGAAATGTATAATGAAGAACAAATTAATATGAATTCAAATATAACTATTGACAAAATAAAAAATCTTTTCAAGAGAGAAAATGCATATCATATTGATGAGTTCAAAGAAATATTCAAAAATACCACAATTGAAGAATTATATTATGCACTGACATTGTTGATTGAAGGACCCGAACTAATTATGGACAAGCATAAGAGAATGGGAAAACTAGTAAATCATGGAGCCTATTATGTTTTCAAACCGCAAGAAATAACAAGCCCCCATATTTCTCTCTATGAGTCCACATTTCCTATCAAAACAATGCATGACCATGTCCAATATGAAGTTGAAACAAATGATGAAAAAATAAAAACTCCAGTGAAAGACGAACAATATGATATATTAATGGAAACTATTAATCGTAATTTATTGATTGCCACAAAAGAAGAACCCAATGAATTGATTGAATCCTCAGAGAAATATGATTGGTATTACAATATTAATTCGGTTTATTGCAAAAAAAACACAAAAGAATTTGTAAAATTTAAAAAAGACAACCGAATTGGAACTGGCGAAACGGATGCGGAAATCGAAATCAAATTGGGTGAAGAGCGTTATGCCCAATACCTGATTTTACAGAAAAATTCAGTATGCGACACGTCTAGTTTTAAAACAGTGATGACACGATTGCGATTTTTGGGATTTGATGAGCCAACTATGAAGAAATATGTTATGGCTCATATATTGGACACGCTTTCGCACGAAGACCGACTCATTCTTGCAAAACAAGTGTTGAAAGCCCCGCCAAGCAAAGACCCCATCAATAAGTACTTCAATGATTTATTAATAGATAAAAAAATACTGGTGTTGGCAAAAGAAGGTGAAAATGTTTTTTACAGAATTAATGACTGGACAATGCTAAGTTTTGGAGAGAGACAACAGTTACAACAAAAAATAAATGAAAAACTATCTGTGAATCCATCTAATTTTTCAAATATCATTGGATTTGTTGCGGAATTATCCGACGATAATAAATCCATGGTTTTTAAACGGAAAGACATGACACAGAAGAAAAACAATTGGGGTGCATATTTACAAAATGACAATGGCAAGATGCCAATTATTAAAAAAGTAAACGAGATTTTAAGTATGACTGAATCACCCTTTTGTTTTGATGATGAAAAATGCCCCGAACCCACCAGAAACACCGATGATATTTCAAAGATTGCATTTGCCGGTATATTTGAACTGCTTATTCGCAAATTTAATGAAGATGAAGAAAAAGGCAAAATATGGTATTTGAGACCAGAGATAGCAATTTACAATAAAATATCAAATCCTGCAAAAGTATAAAATTGAAAATATAATATAAAATTGTAGTATTAATATATATATCAAACAATGAATAAATATGGGGTATATGTGGATTCGCTATTGTCAAAGAAGGTTGTTTTAAAAATAACCGAAATTGGCAAAAATACTAAAGAAAATTTAGAAAGAAAGATGAAAAATAGCATTGAGGGAAAGTGCATATCCGAAGGGTTTGTAAAGCCAAACACACTGCATGTAAAATCATTTTCATGTGGTTTGATAAAGGATGACCACATTGAGTTTCAAGTCATTTATCGATGTGATATTTGCAACCCGGTGAAGGGTCTAGAGGTTGAATGTAAGGTAAAAAATATAACAAAAGCGGGCATACATGCCGAAGTAAAGGACCAAGACGATAATTCGCCGATTACCATATTTATTGCACGAGACCATAATTATGAAAACAACACGTTTGATAGGATTGAAAAAGAAGCAACTATCCGTGCAAAAATAATTGGTGTGCGGTTTGAATTAAATGACCCGTCCATTACTGCAATTGCATTCTTGACTCAAAAGAAGGATGAATAATGGTTTTTACAAAAATATATAAAAACGATTTGTTAAAAATAATAATAACATGTTTCAAATGACAAATGAATCGTTAAGTTCAATAAAGGATAAGATTGAGAGAATGTCCAAAAACAATCAAATTGAAGTCCTCAAAATTTTGAAAAAGTATCAAAACATAAAGTTGAACGAAAATAAAAGCGGCATATTTGTGAACCTTTCTTTTTTATCGAAGGAAATTTTGGAAGAAATTGACATGTATGTGAATTATGTCAACGACCAGGAAACTGTTATTAATACAATTGAGACGCAGAAGCAGGAGTTTAAGAATGCATTCTTTGTATAAAAAAAATGATTGAATGAATTGAATCTATAAAAAAAATGATTGAATGTATAAAAATATATTTTACAAAATGGTTTAAAAATATAATATTATATTTATTAACAAAATGCTACTATTGAACAGAATTTTATACAATCAAAAAAATTTTCTTAAAAGCCAAGAAAATTTTTTATCAGACCTAGCTCCATACATGTTAACTCCTGATGTTTGGGCTAAGATGCAGCAGCAGCAGCAGCAAACGCCAGCACAGTTACAGACACCAGTACAGACACCAGAACAAACGCAAGTACCGACGCAAGTAAAAAAAACAAAATTTATGCGCAATTGTATTTTCTGGTATACTTACACAGCTATCAATGGTGAATGTGAAACAACAACAAATATAATGATGAATGAAAAAAAGACAATATCAGATTATTTTAACAATAATTTGACATCTTTGAAAAACTCCAATCATAAATTAACATTGGCAAAAATTAATGAAATAAAATGCAACTTGATGACAAAACTTTATATGGACAGTGTTGAAAGTTTCATTCCACTATCCATTTATTATAAAAGACCCATTTACATTTATTTTAAAGATATAAATTCGTATATGCGTTTTGCGGACAAAAACTATGTTTGCGACGACGAATCTGATATTGATTCAAACATTATTTTGTTGTTTGCAAAAGATAATCAAGTCACAATAGAAACAGATATTGAAAACTTTATGAAAATCAAAGATTCGCTTTTTTACATCCAGCATTATGATAAAATTTTACCCGGAGTTTCTACATTTAAAACCAATGAAATTCGAGAAATTTACAAAACTGTTTTTGGAAAAGACGATGATTTAAAAAAACCCGAATATTATGAAAAAGTCTTGGTTAAATGTCATACTACGATAAATGCAAAATCCTTATTTTTGTAAAATTGAATAAAAGAAATCTAAATATAATATAATTATCTAATATAATGTCTACTCCTCCTTCAGATTTTAAAAAAGACCTAAAACATATGCTAACTCAATATTTAGCTAGTTTAATAAAATATAAAAAAGGTGATACAAATGTGCAAGAATTTGAGGTGAGATTTAAACCACACAATAAATTGTTTTTCGACAAAACAGATTATGACAAAGTTGTTTCTAGATTAAAATCATGTGATTTTATTACTAAAAATGCAGGTGGTTTAAATATGTTGCGTATTCAAAATGAATATGTAAATGGAGATAATGGTAAACGACAACTTTCCAACATTCGAACAGAACTTCGCGGCTCCGATATTATCCACGAGTATTGCAAAAACAATGAAGACCTGGAGAAACTAATTGGGACGGAGAAATTCATTGGTTCAATCGGATTTACGCAAAAATCTCCCGCCAAAGAGGACGAATCCAAGCCATTCAAAAAAATTGAAAACAAGGATTTTAAATTCAACATTTCATTCAATTTAGAAACCGATTATAAACCCAATGATGGTCACGTAAGAAAAACAATTGCAGATTGGAATGATAGTAAAAAAACGTATCGTTTAATCAATCGCGTCCGTTTTGAGAATGAATCGTCGCCCATTGCAATTGATTTGAGCATTCTCCGCACATCCAAGACAACTGGATTCGTTATGATTCCGGAATTATCAATTCACAAATCCGATTTATTCAATAATCCAGAGATTTGCGAAATTGAACTTGAGGTTCGCAATGAAATGGTTGGACCCGGAAAACCGTTTGAAAGTCCCGACAAGATTATTGACGAGTTGCAGCGTGTAATCAAGCTTGTATTGTCCGGATTGCAATCAACAAAATATCCGGAATCCTATTTAAAACTAGATGAGGTTTTAGAATCATACATGAAAATAATTCATGGAAAAGAACACGAGTCTAGACGCGTTCTAACTCGCGATTTTATTGGCCCTAGTTCATGCACACTGCAACTGAAAAACGTTGTGGATGACCCAAATTCAAGCGAACCAACTATTCGAGAAAATTATTGTGCAACAGATAAAGCAGACGGTGAGCGAAAACTGTTGTATATTAACAAAGAAGGTCGTATCTATTTGATTGACACAAATATGCGCGTCCAATTTACTGGTTCAAAGACGGACCCCAAAATGTTTGCAGATTCGTTGATTGATGGTGAGCATATTTTGTATGATAAAGATGGAAAATACATAAATTTATATGCGGTGTTTGATATTTATTTTGCCAATGGCGAACCCATGCGAAACCGAAATTTTTGGATAAACGCGGCGGATTCCGACGATGACAAAAAAATTAAAGAATTGTTGACAAAAAACAAGTATCGATATTCAGAACTGCAATATTTTATAAAAGACTTGGTTGAGGAAAATAGAGTTCACTCCGTTGTCAAAGGCGCTCCAAATGATATTAATATTATTTTAAAACAATTCTATTTTCAAACATATAACTCAACGATTTTCGATGAATGTTCCAAATTAATCCGAAAAATAGATGACGGTGTCTTTCCATATAATACGGATGGTATCATATTTACACCGGTAAACACTGGAGTTGGAGGTATGGAATCGGGACAAGCCAGTAAACCGGAGAAATTTACATGGCCATTGTCATTTAAATGGAAAGAACCCAAATTCAATACCATTGATTTCCTTGTTGAATATAAAAGTGATAAATCAGGCAAAGAATTAATTCAGAATAAATTTGTAGACGGTATGAATTTGGCTGGCTCCGCGGTTCGCCAGTATAGAACAATTGTGTTAATGTGTGGATTTAATCGCAAATATCACAAGTCCGCGAATCCGTTTCAAGATTTACTGGATAGCAATTTTTCGAAACCATCCAATGAAATTAACAATGAGGAAACCTATATTCCTGTTCCGTTTACACCCGACTCTCCCTATGACCCAAATGCATCTTTTGCGGATATTGATATAGACTCGGTATCTAAAAAAATGAAAACAGAAGAAGGCGATGTTTTTGAAAAAGATATGATTGTGGAATTTAGCTACGACTTGCCAAATAAAAAATGGATACCGTTGCGTGTCCGCCATGACAAAACCTATGACTATCGAATGGGGAATAAAAACTATGGAAATGCTTACCATGTTGCAAATGACAATTGGCGCTCAATAAACAACCCAATTAAAAAGGAGGTGTTGATGGGCATTGAAGAACCAGTAATGCTCGACGAGTATGTGTATTATAATCGAACCCACGACAAGACCAATTATACGGAAGGTCTGCGAAATTTTCACAATTTGTATGTAAAGAAACGTCTCATTGTGGGGGTTTCAAAACAGGATGATACACTTATTGATTATGCGGTTGGAAAAGGCGGCGACATTTCAAAATGGAAAGAAGCCCGATTAAAATTTGTATTTGGCGTGGATGTTTCCGAGGACAATATTTACAATCAGAATGACGGAGTTTGCGCAAGGTATTTAAAAGAACGCAGAACAAATCGATATTTGTTTGATGCATTATTCCTTCCGGGCAATAGTAAATTGTTAATTCGCGAAGGCACTGCATTTTCCAAAGACAATTTGAAGGAGATTTCGAAAGCCGTATTCAGCAATGGAAAACCAAATTCAAATTTGGCAAGAGCCGTTGTCAAGAATCATGGAATTGGACATTCTGGCTTCAGCATCAGTTCATGTCAATTTGCAATCCACTATTTCTTTGAAAATAACACGGTATTGAACAACTTTTTAAGAAATGTTTCCGAGTGCACCAAAATTGGCGGGTATTTCATTGGAACATCCTACGATGGTGAAACTGTATTTGAAAAGTTGAAAAAACAAGAAAGTTATTCAATTCATGTTGACGAAAAAATGATATTTGATATTCAGAAGAAATACAAACAAACTGGATTTTCAGGTGACAAAACGGGTATTGGATATGCGATTGACGTTTATCAAGAATCAATCAATAAATACGCGACCGAGTATTTGGTGCACTTTGAATACTTGAACCAGTTGATGCAAGATTATGGGTTTGTTTTGATATCGAATGTTGAAGCAAAATCCATGGGATTTCCAGATGGAAGTGGGTTGTTCAAGGATTTGTTTAAACAGATGGAGAAAGAAAAAGATACCAAAAATTATGGAAAAGCATCCTCGATGAGTGAATACGAAAAAGAAATATCGTTTTTGAACAGGTATTTCATTTTCAAAAAAACGCACAATGTAGATGCAAAGAAGGTTCAAAAAACACTCATGTCAGGATTAGAAGAACATATTGAAGTAGAAGTAGAACCAGATAAAAAGAAAAAAGAAGTAAAGATGGTCATTCGCAAATTAAATAAAAAAGTGGTTTTGAATAAATACGAACCAGTTGAAGAAAAGAGTAATAGTTCTGATTCAGAATTTACTATTGATATTGATGCAATTATGAATAAAAAATAAAAAATGTGTATATTTTTTTTATTTTTTACGACCGCCTTTACTAAGGCTACGACTAAGGCTACGACTAAGGCTACGACTAAGGCTACGACCACGACTTAACAATGGATTTTTTATCTCACTTACTGCATCATACCCAACTTTTGCATTTTTACGCGTAAACCGGTTTTTCAAACCTTCAAAAAATCCAGTTGTTTGCGATGGTTTAACTCTTGCAATTGATTTTACAATTTCTTCCGACGATTTTGCTAAAGGCACAATTTGATTTTTTCGCGAAAAGATTGATAAAATGCTCGCAGTTCGTCTTGAATGCTTTCTTTTTGTTTTTGGCATATTATATATATTATTATAAAATTATTTTTTTTACTTATAAACAACATGTCTTGAAAATTGCCGATGTCACAAGGTATGGGTCCATATTGGACGCAGGCCGTCTATCTTCAAAATATCCACAACCGTCTTTAGCAACTTGAACCGGAATGCGGACTGAAGTATTTCTGGTTCCCACTTCGTAAGTGAATTTATCCATTGATGATGTCTCGTGTTTTCCGGTCAAACGTTTGTCATTGTCTTTGCCATAGATGGCCAAATGTTCTTTGTGAGCATCTTGCAACTTTGGCATATACTCGTAAATTTTCTCAAGTCCTCCAGGACACCTTGTTTCGGCAGTGCTAAAATTGGCGTGGCATCCGGAACCATTGTAATTTAAAAACGGCTTGGGCTCATAACAAATAAAAAGCCCGTATTTTTCGGCAGTGCGTTCCAAAATATATCGCGCCATTAGCAAATGATCCGCTGCTTGAATTCCTTCACATGGACCGATTTGGAACTCCCACTGATTTGGTGCCACTTCGGCATTTGTTCCCGATACTTGAATACCGATTTCTAAACATGTATACAAAAATTCTTCGACTATTTTTCTTTGTGTTGCACACAATCCGACACCGCAATAAAATCTGCCTTGAGGTTCACATTTATCAAAGAATATGTTGGTAGGGGTAGTAGAGAAGAGAAACTCTTGTTCTAATCCAAACCAGGGTTTTGCATCCAGGTTTTCATTAAATATGTTCACTGCTTGTTGCCGATTTGCAGTTTCACACAAAACCAAATAATATCCTTCATGTTTTAAACAATTGAACACGGGTTTCAAAATTATTTCCGTATTTCCAGAATCGGATGCTTGACCAGTTGATGACCCATCATAACTCCATTCGGGAAATATATCCACATTTTCGGTAACTTTGACCTTGCTTCGAAATTTACCCTCCCCATCCAACCATATATATTCAAGAACTTGTTTCATTTATTATTTTATTGTTTTACCTTTATATAAAATTCATAAAATTGAACTTTTTGTTTTTATATTCTTTAAATGCATAAAATCAAAACAAGTCAAAAACAAATCAAGTCAAAGTAAAGCAATAAAATGAACTTCAATAAATATTCCAAATACAACACCAATTCCAATAATAATAATAATAATAATAATAGGTCACCCAAGCCTTTCTGCCCAGTTTGCAAGAAGAATGGAAGGCCCGAATCCGAATACAATTCGCACTTTATTCGCGAGACATCCGACGAAAACAGTGCAATTACATGCCCAATTCTGTTGAATATGGAGTGCAATCATTGTGGCGAAAAAGGACATCTTGTTGCCAAATGCCCACAAAAAAGGTGTGTTTTCTGCAATGAATTTGGACACACAGTATCCAGATGCACTGCGGGTTCACAACAAGAAATTGACAGATTTCTTGATGAAAGACATAATAATTATGTGCAGAGACGTGATTTCAGAAATAATTATCAGCGCAATGAGGTGCCGCGTATTGATGTGCCGCGTATCGAGGTGCAGCGCAATGATGTACCACGACCAATTATAGAAGAAGACAATTTTCCATCTTTGTCAAAGAAACCAGTAAAAGTTGTAGAGTCTGCAAAAGGATATGCAAACATTGCAACAATTGCGGCGCCTTTACAAGCTCCTAAACTAGTTGCAAAACCAGTTGCAAAACCGGTAGTTGAAGAAGAATATGAGACAGATGATGATGTAGATGATAATGATTCGGTATATTCGAGTAAAATACCAGATGATGACAACTGGTAAAAAGAACCGCAGGTTATTGACTGGTAAAAAGAACCGCAGGTTATTGACTGGTAAAAAGAACCGCAGGTTATTGACTGGTAAAAAGAA